TTCCGTCCAGGGTGACCTTGAATTTCTTGAGGTCACCGTAGTTGGTAGGATTGTCAAGAACCGCCATGATTACTTACCTTGCAGAGCGTTGTTGTAGGCTTCCACAAACTTGGAGATCACAATCGGGTTGATCACGATGATCGCCTTCTTGTTCATGTTGGTTTCAATTTCCCAGGCCAGATTGGTGTAACCGACATAGGTTGAACCCAGACCAGGAAGCGTTCCAGCCACAGCCGATGCTGTATCAAACGAATCCAGTGGCATGTTGGCGGCATGACCATCTGTTCCGGTCCACTGATAGTGATGCAGGTTGTACTCGTTTCCGGCTCCGTACTTCTTGGTCGTGAAGAGTTCGACCTGATCATCTGACATCGGCCAATCCAGGTACGGATTCACGATGTTGTTGATGACCAAGATGGTCCAGAAGTAGTCTGTGGTGCTGTAGAGCTTGTAAGATACTGATTCAGGAATCTCCCCTGACTGAACCTGATACTTCTGGAAGATATAGAAGTCACTCAGATTCAGATTGGCCGGCTGTACCGCCTGAACGATGTTCACAGCCTCTTGGACGATTCCATCTTGATCGTAGACGATGGTGTCAAAGTACTGAAAGAATGAGTTCGATGCCATGATCAGTAACTCTGTTGAGACGCGTCAGCGTAGGTGATGTCATCTGCGGTGACGATGTCGAGTTCGGTAAAGTCAACATTCATGATGATGGAGGCTGGGAAACCATCTCGCATGGCTGCCCACATACCTTGTGCGGTGTAGTTGACATCGACCTTGGTACAAACCGATCGCTTGAAACGGTTCAACCAAGTGTTCGGGGTTCCTTGCCACAGATACTGAATTTCACATTCAGATGGGTAACCAAGGAAGGCTGACTGCGCAGAATGAGTCGGGAGAGAATTCTTGCGGAACGATTGGATGATGTTGAAAATCATCTGCGCATCGTTCGGGTGGAACGGCGTGAACTTGAACTGGAATGAGAACTTGCGGAAGTCGACACCACGGAAGACCATCGTCAAGTACGGGTTCGAGAGTTCGCCAAGCGATGCTGATGCAACGTCCTCAGCTGAAAGACTGGATCCGAACTTACCAAGAACCATCTGGGCTGCATGAGTGGCTCCTGAGAATCCTGCCTTCTCAGCAGCGTCAAGCAAGCCCGGGTGATTGAATCCGCGACCCTTGTCGTAGGCGTATCGACCCGCGATACCGAAAGCTTCTTGGTCCCAGGATGTGGTCGATGGTTGCATGGCCTCCTGCGGCATGTACAACACAACCGTATCACCTGGAGTTGAATCTTTGATCGTGGTTCGAGTGTACCACTGAAATTGAACAGATGCAGGCTGGGAATCGCCGTCGCCTAGATTCTGTGGATACTGATAGATAGACATGGATCGTTCCAGAAAGACTCGATCCTATTTATACGGAATCTCTGAATAAATAACCGTATGGCCCAACACTACATGCAGGGGCGTTACAAGCTCCATCATCCAGAGAAGTACCAGGGCGATTCGACTGATGTCGTTTATCGCAGCTCCTGGGAATTTCGTTTGAATCGCTTTCTCGATCTGAATCCAGCTGTGGTCAAATGGTCATCGGAAGAACTCGTCATTCCGTACTGGTCTCAAGCCGACAACAAGATGCGTCGATACTTCGTTGACTACGTGGTTCAGGTCAAGGGGGCCTCAGGACTCATCAAGACTTTCTTGGTGGAGGTCAAGCCACACAGCCAGACGCTTCCTCCGAAACGTGGGAAGAAGCGAGAGAAGACCTACCTGCGTGAATGCTACGATTACCAGGTCAATCAAGATAAGTGGGAAGCTGCAAGGGACTATGCCAAGAAACACGGAATGGAGTTTATGATCTTCACTGAATACGAACTCGGGATCGCCAAGAGGAAAAGCTGATGGCAACCAGCCTAAATGCAACACAACAATCTGCCATCGCCTGGTTCATGAGCATGATCAAGGGCCTGAAAGGATCTGCTGGCCTGCGCAAGCGTGTGGGTGCCGACTTCTTCGATCCTTCGAAAGACATTGCAGTAGGTCAGTTCTTCATCTTCGAGTACGATGCCAAGTTCAAGGATGAATTGCCCTACTGGGACAAGTATCCGTTTTCCTTGATCATCGATGCCGATTCTAACGGATTCTTGGGATTGAACTTCCACTACCTCCCTCCAAGACTGCGTAAGGCTGTGCTGGACAAGCTCATCAAGTACAAGAAGAAGGCTGGTTCGCCTCGAGCCTATTTGAAAGTGGCCTACCCGATGCTCAAGGCTCTTCTTCAGGCCAAGATGCTTCAACCGATGATTCATCGCTATCTCTACACACAGGTTCGTAGCAACTTCATCATTGTGCATGAAGGTGCATGGGAAAACGCAGCCATGCTGCCGGTTCAGCGATTCCAAGGTGCCACATCTTCTCAAGTTTGGAGTAAGAGCTAATGAGTTCCATCATCAATCTTCCAGCAGTCACCGCATCAGGACCTGGACTCTCTGTGCAAGAGTTCATGTCGTACTTCAAGGCAGGTCCAGGTCGCCCGAACCGTTTCCGTGTGGAATTGAATCTCCCAGCGGGTGTTGATACGAGTGTGGGCGATAGCTTCAGCTTTGTCAACAGCTCAGCCCAAACAGGTCAAATCACGTCCACGCAGTCCAAATACAATTCTGGACGTGGTGCCATCAACATCATGTGCAATCAGGCAACGTTTCCACAGAGAACGTTGCTCACTTGGGAACTGAATCAAAACTCCGCCTCGTTCAAGACTCCGTATTCGTATGAATACGATCCGATTACGTTCAGCTTCTACGCTGATAGCAATCTGAACACTCGAAAGTATTTTGAAATCTGGCAGTCAGCGGTTGCCAACATTCAAAACAACACCATGAACTACATGTCGGAGTTTGTGTCGCCGGTCACGATCTATCAGATGGACACCGCTGGCAACGATACATACAGTGTGCAGTTGATTGATGCGTGGCCTATCACGGTTGGATCTGTGGATCTTTCGATGGCCAACAGCAATCAAATTCACAACATCACAGTGACCATGGCCTATCGAACCTACACGTCAGATTCTGATGACGATTACGCATCCAGTTCAACGGATCAGTATCAGACTCAGGCTGCGCCTTCACAGAACCCTGGATCATTGAACCCGCCGGGTTGAGAGACCCTTGATTTTACCATTCTAACTGCTTGATTCTATTATGCCAAAAACCAAAGAAAATGAAATAGTGGAAGATATGAACCCGTGGACCTATGATGGTACGATCGTTGATTCGATACCTGAAAAAACGATGGGATTTGTGTATCTTCTCACGCATGTCCCAACCGGGAAGCAATACATCGGGAAGAAGCTGTTCTGGTTCGCAGGGACCAAACAGGTCAAGGGCAAGATCAAGAAGGTGAAGAAAGAATCAGACTGGAAGACCTATCACTCTTCCTGTGAAGAGATTGTGGCTTCAGTCAAAGAAAAAGGCCCCAAGGACTGGACACGTGAAATTCTTCACTATGCCAAGACCAAAGGGACCTTGAATTACTTGGAAGCTCGCGAACAGATGGATCGACGTGTGCTGGAGAATCCAGACAAGTACATCAACGGCATCATCTCATGCCGTATTCACTGGTCACACGTCAAACTCACTTGACAGGAATCGCCTGCAAGGCTACGTAAGTGGTCACGTCATCAGACGGCACTTCCGCACGACGCAGAGCCTTCAACGAAGATTGTATGGCTCGAAGTCCACAGATCTCATCTTCGTAGTTTCGCGTGCGAACCTGGTTGTCTTCGAGCATCTTGATGACAGCGTCGATCTCAATGAATTTCATTTGATTCCCTCTGCGATTCGATGTAACGAGTCTTTGTAAGCAGCCAGCTTCTCGAGAATTTCCTCGGAGCTGGTGCAATGAAATGTGGCATCCGCGATGAATCGATCAAGATTCTCGACGATGGATTCAAGCGTGTTCTGCAGTACCAGATGTTCGGTTTTCATTCTCGAATTCTCCTCGACAGAGGATCCACAAGTAGGGCGGATCTTCGCTGTCGATCTTGTAGATACTCACCAGCCAGAGCTTCTTGCAACCCGCGATCTTCAGCTGATCAACCAGATGCTCTTTCAGAGCCTCCATGGTGATATCTTCCCTGATGGCAAGACCCTTGGAAGAACATTGCGGCGTGACCTTGCGAATCCATTCAAAGCCCCCAGCCTTACAGAGTTGGTCGGCTGCCACGCTGTAGACACAATCCCACTTCTTCATCTGTTCAGGCGTCATGGAAGTCCACCAGTTGGGTTTCGTAGCTGAGCATCAGAGGATGTTTCGGATCGCCATCTTTGGTCAGCCCAAAGGTCTTGATCGGCTTGTTGGATTCCTTCAGAATCGAAAGCACATCATCGATGCGTGAACGAAGACGCTCCGGAATCTTGTTTCGACTTCCCCAGCATGGAACAAGGATGTCAGCCTGCTCGCAGATGACCTTGATGAAAGTGTCGTTTCGCGGACCAATCGGATCATCCATCGAGGAGAGACCCTTCACATCTGTGGAACGTGCCGCAAAACAGTTCCCGACGATGTATTCAGATCCACCCCAACGACTCACGAAACCGTTCCACTTTCGAACGGTAGCATCATCGGTGTCAGCATCTGCAGTCGAAGGATTGATGCCGAAAAATGCGAAGATCGGGCCTTCACCTTGCAGCGGAAACGCCCGACACAAGTGATAGCGATAGTCAGTCATCGTTCAGCGCCATTTCGTAGATGCTCTGGATGTGTCGATACTCCAGAAGTTGAAGGATTTCTTCATCAGAAATCGTTCCTTCGCGCTCACGCTTTTCGAGTTGATGCACGCCAACGGCGATAGCACTGATACAGCGTTGGAGAATCATGATTGGATACTTCATTGTCCAAGCTCCTTTCGCATGCTGACACAACGTGCTTCGAGTCGTTCGAGTTCACGCACCTGCTCGGCATGCCATTCACGAGTCTTCTGCGCCACCAGCTCTTTGTTGTGATCTTCAGCAGCCTGTAGAGGATCAGTTGCAGAAATCACATGAGCCGGAATGGTCAGCTGATCTCGATCACTGCAACCACGACAGGTGTAGCTGTAATCGACGAAGAGACTACCGTCACCGTTCAAGACGATTCGCTCGAAATCCGGGAAGACACGAT